TATCGCTGTTAACTCCAACTATCAGCATGTCACCCAGATTACGTGCTGAATTGATATAGTCTATATGTCCTTGATGTAAGGGATCCCAACCGCCCGTTACTAGGACTACTCTATTTAACATATGGTTCTTTTGGAGGTCTTAACACACCAACTGGTTTGAGTAAATTTGTGCCTTTGACTTTTTTGGGTGCTTGTTTTAGTGTTTTACGTTTACTTTCTGTTTCCGTATTAAACACACCTAGCTGTTCAGGAATCTCAGGTGTTCCTGGTAATGTTTCCCATTGATGTAGATAATCAACGAAATAATTTTCTCTATCTAACCAAGGGTAAACTATTTCTTCTTGTTTAACATATCCATTCTTATGGATGCTCTTGATCACACTGAGATTTAACAAGTTCTTTTCTATCAGATCTGTCCAGGTGGTGGTTTCTGGGTCCATTGGTTCAACATGAGACTTGTACACTGCTATGTTTATCCACGGATCATTAAATTTCTTTAGTAGATAAGCATCATTGCAATCGAATCCACTAACAGCCAACATATAGATTAAATTAGTTGGGGTGAAATGATGGTAACAGTGGTTTGGAGTTAATGAATAATATCTATTGTCTAGGACTCCGCTGGTTTGTTTAACGCTGATGATCAACATGCCGTCTGCGGTCATCATCTTGTTCCACTGCTGTAAGGTTTGTAATGGGTTTGGTGCATACTGTAGACAATCATGTGCAAACATTAGATCTATGGTAGCCGGAAATAGATGAGTTCCATTAAAATTCTTTTCTACTTTATGTACATTTTTTCGTTTAACCACTTTTTGTAATTGTTGGGGATCCTTGTCCACGGCAAAGCAATTAAAATTATAGGGCACTGGTGGTTCATCTCTGGATTCTAAGGTAGCGAACCATTCAACATCTTCACCAGATCCACAGCCCATGATCGCGATGTGTTTCAAACTGTCAAGGAACGCATCATATTCTCTGAGTTGATCTAAAATTTCTAAACTATGTCTACTAGCCAATTGATGCGTCCTCCATTCCTGCTGTGCGTAATCTGGTCACGTGTCCTAGCATGAAGTTCTTGCTTTCCAGACCTTTCATTATACCCAGCCATTTGTTGCGTAGCAGGGCCACTTCGTTGATGATGGTCTCAAAATCAATGACCTCATCCTCGCCCTCTGCATACTTTTCAGCGTCTCTCGACGTTAATGCTCGTTGGTAGGCTTCTAGATATTTTTTATAATGTTTTTGACGTATTTTACGCAGTTGGATATTTAGATAGTTTAAAACTGCTTCTATCTCTTGTAATTGATTAAATCTTCGTTCAGTGATGCCTGGTAAGCCAGCAAGATTTTTTTCTATGTTCCCATAGACCCCCACTTCCTTCTTGGCTTCATCTAGTTCTCTTTCGTAGTATTCTATAAAATCAGGAATGCTACCAAGGCTAGCAACGATTCGGCTATACCACATCAATAATCCTCATCTTCGTCTTCGTCATAGATTGGTTCTTCAACATCATCACCAAGGTACTCTTGTACCGCTCTTTTGAGATAACTATCAGTTCCAGCAAACAATTTAAGATCATGCTCAGTGATGTTTTGATCAGCAACCACGCTGACCACGTGATCAGCGGCCGCTTGTCGATCTTTTGTCGGTATGTACTCTTTACAAGTAGTCCACATTTCTCCAAGAACATCAATTTCTATAGTCATTCTGCAATTTCTCCTTCAACTCTTTCTGTTACAGATACTGCTAGGTCTTCCTCGACTACTGCAACTGGTGCATTGTCAATTTTACCCGGGTTAGAGCTAATTTCTTTCATGATCACATCTAAACAACCTTCTTCATTTGATTCCCATGCTTTACGGAACTGTTTAATTTCTGTACCGGTACTGGTCACATACATCAGTCTATTACCATCCTTCTTCAGTAGTCCTTTTGATTCTAACATATCAGTTAAACCGCTGTATGGATTCATGCCTGTTTCATATGGAATCTTAACCTGTACTGATTCGAATGGTTTAGCATAGCGAGTTTTCATGATCTTACAGGCCGCTCTGATACCTTTGACTTCAGATATCTTATTACCATCCTCATCCTCTTTAAGTTTAAGTTTCTTCATGGCAACAACGATACTTGACGCATAGATGAATCCTTGTCCACCTGATATTTTATCATCTGGATCAAACATGTCCTGTGAAGCGTAAGTGTGATTGGTTGCTACTAGTCCAATATTTAATGAACCAAACATATTAACACAGTTACGAACCAGTGCTGTCAATGCCTTAGGCTTACGGCCCATGTCACCTTTCAAGTCACCTGCTTCAAACTGATTGACATCTGTCGGAGTAAGCATCATACCCAAACTGTCTAAAACAAATAATACCTTTGGCCTTTCTTCAATTGGCAATGCTTTATACTCTTTAACGAAGTCAGTGATAATTTTAGCCACATCGTCAATCATAGCCACGTTAAGTTTGAGTAGTTTGTTCTCACTGGTGTCAACGTCCAAGGCTTTTAACCAATCTTCATCCAAGGCGTTTTCCGTATCAACCAGAATAACATAGATGCCCTGTTCCTGGGCATGTCGTATTAGGTTACCTGAACAGATGAACGATTTACCCGCGCCAGATTCGCCCGCAAACACAGTTACCTTACCCAATGGTACTCCCTTATGGAAGTCACCACTAATCAAATAGTTTAGGGTATAATTGCCTGTGCTGATCCAATCCGTTGGATCATTAAAACCAATACCCAACCCATCAATGCTTTTGGTAATGGTCTTTCTGAATTTACTTACATCAAATGGTTTTGCCATGATTATTGCCTCTCTAATAAATTATACAAATTTGTAAACACTCGTTTACTGTCTAGATTTCTTCTTTGATCAATCTTACTTATTTCTTCAAGACAGTAATTGGTTTTCTTTTCTATGGACGTCATGACATATTGTAACATATTTTCATAACTGTTTTCAAGAAGAAAACCAGGTTTTTGATTGATTCTTTTTACCAACTCGGACTTAACCAAATCTAAGATGTTATCTGGCAGGTGTCTTATGTTTAGGTGTTCTGGGTTGAGCATAGGCCCAATTATGAAACTATTGTTATGGAAACCAATTTTCTGTAAGAAATCAACAGTGCCAAACACTGATAATGGGTTTAAGAAGAAGTGTAGCATGTTAAAACTGATCTTATGATCTAACTCTCGAATGTGCTCTAAATTATCTAAAAAGTCCTGCCATTTACTACCATAACGTATATATTCATATTCCTGTTCTACGGTTTCTAAACTGATAGTCCAATGCACATTGGAAAATTTCGTTAATAGATCAAACACACGTGTTCCTGTCTTACTTAAATTGGTGTTCACCCTGATATTGACATTGGGATTGCGTTCTAACAACTCTGTCAGTAACAGCTCATTTTCTTTCATTAGCAATGGCTCACCGCCTGCCAGGTAAACGTGTTTGAGTTTAGGAATACTTCCAAACACATATCTCTGAAGTTGTTCAACCCTTTCCTTGGGTGGTTCTTCTATTTTTATTTTTAATTCCGACGCCCACTTGCTTGAATATTCAGGACCACAGTATACACAAGCAGAATTACACACATTACTCCATCTGATGTCTATTTTTCTTAGATCAAATTGATCAACAGAATCATATGTGTCCATTGGCACATCTTTTAGTTCTTTAAGATAAAAGATGCGATCACTGATGATGTCAAAACTCTTTCTTCCCTGTTCGAGATCATAACAAACATCACAACCGAGACCAGGGTCGCCTAATAGCATGTTTTGTTTGGTTTCAGTGTTGTTGGATAGTATGTCGTGTATGCTTTTATCTTTAAGATTGCCAATTGGTCGTTGACTGCGAATGCAATTTAACACATCTCCGTTTGAGTTGTATTGGAAGCCAGTCCACGGAATAGGACAGAAATGTTTGTTAGTTAAATATTTCTTTGGATCCATTCATATACCTCTTGAGCATATTCATCAACATCTCGATACGCAGGTGGGCGTTGCCCTGGTTGGGTGGCGATCATGCCTGGCCTGACTAATAATTGCTTAGGCCATGTGTTTCTCTTTTCTAATAGTTCTTGTGCTAGTTCCAGTGATTTTTTCTGTATCAGATATTCGTCCCATTCAACCTTTGGTGACACCATGCTAGCGGTCATCTCAGTGCTGATATTTACTATATATTTTTCTTGTCCTTGCCAACGTCTGACCATTTCAAATAACAGTTCAGTCTGGGCAAATCCTACCTGTGCATTATTAATTAACATATCACAAGGTTCAATAGTACCAGCAACTCTCGGTAAACTTCTTATGTTCAATCCATTGCGTCTACTAAGACCAACAACTTCGTGACCATTTTGTTCAAACAATTTTGTTAATGCTTGACCAATGCCTGCTGAATGCCCTGTAATTGCTACCTTCATGCCAACATATCCAATGGTTCGTTATGGAAGGTGAAACTTGCTACAATTCTAGGTATTTCTACCCCGGATGTTCTTTCCACGCTATGCGGAATCTGTGAATTAAACACCACCGGCAGTTTCATATCATGTAGTTCAGCTATTATTTTGTCTCCATCATACCAACGATTAACCCATCCATCGGTGTTGATTACAGGAAAATTAATTTTAGCAACCACTGGTGGTTCGTCCACATGTTTAGGTAGTTGTCCATCTTCAGTGATCACCGTCACGGCCGCATGTCTGGGCACTAGTTTCTTGTCTTTAAAAAATTCCAATAGTTCAGGTACAGCATATAATAATTCCTTACACTCAATGAAGTGCCATACCATATTTGGATCTATAGGTTTTTCAAGGACATCTGTTTTATTAATGACAAACTCCAATATCCCAGCACGTATTTGATTAATGTTATCACAAGGAATTTCTACATAAGGATTCATTCGTAGTAATCCTCAAAATATATATTACGCAGTTGATCTTGTTGTTTTATGTATTGCTGTAGTTCAACTTCATTGTTAGGCCACTGAGCCGCATGATCTTTAAATTCATTTAACAGTCCTTGGGTTAGGCTATTCGTATGGCGTATGTCTAGCACACTGGGTTCATTTAATAATGCCCAAGAATGATCAATTCCGTTCTTCTGGGCAAAGGCAACTATGTTATCAAAGTCCCCAACATTCAAAGCACTGACAGTTGTCCATAGGTTAAGGTCAACACCCATGGCCTTATAAGCCAAAAGATTTAATTCAAACTTGTCCCAGCTAACAGGCCAACGCACATATTCATATACACGACCCACTCCATCCATACTGGCCGTAACAGTGACTTTTATTCCCCGTTTGATCAACAGTTCAAGTTCCTCAATGATCAGTCCACAGTTGGTATTAACTCTCACACTTCTGACATTCTTGGGCAGGTTGGCTAGAATATGTTTATAATTTTTACTAGCACTGGGCTCGCCACCATTGATGTCCAGATGTGCTATCCGATCCAATGGCAATGACCAAAATCCTTTTGAATTGTCCACTATAGGATACTGCTTACTTTTCAATCCACCGATCAGGGTACTGTGATATTCATTACAGGTCTGACAGGCCGAATTACACACGTTATCCAATACTCCGCCAACTATAAGATAGTCAGCCAGTGTCTGCGTTTGATCAAATTTAATAGCATTCAGCCTGATGCTGGTGTTGTTGAGTTTTTCTGTTTGCTCACAACGTTCACATTCCTTAGGCCAACGATCCTCTGCCATTGACTGTTTGATTTTGTCTAACCATGGGCTGGAATCCAATTGGTCAAGTGAATCAAATTGTGGGCCATTGGTCATGTGACCACAACGGCTAACTGTGCCATTGGGATTAAATCGAACAAAGTGGTCTAGTCTAGGGCAGTGCATATTTTATTGTAAGCCACGCTATCTTTAGATTTGATTAAATCTAAGATCTCTGTAAATGTTAATTCAGTACCTATTAGGTCTACTAGATACTTATCTATATTTAAATATAAAGAATTGTGTTCGTTGTTGGTCAATTGAACCAGTTCTTGTTCACTTAAGATTCTTTGTTCAACTGGTTTAATTGCAAGTGGTGTAAACTCTTTTAATTCATCCATGCCATGTAAGATTAATTTACACGCAGGATTGGTGAATTTGTTCAAGTGTACTAGCCAAGATATCTGTGGAGCATAATGCCTATTTAGAAACAGATAATTCTCAACAAAGTACAATATGGTCTTGGGATCTAATTTTGGATTATCTCGTAAGAGGTTATACACATAGGTATTAATGCCAGATAGAAATCTTTCCAATGGCTCTCTTAAAATAACATGTATCTGGTCACATCTGTAAATTTGTTGGTTGAACAGTGTCCTATGGTTATTCTGTTTAGCATGTTCCGTAAGACTACTGCTACCATTTTTAAAAATGGGATAGATGAACCGCTGTGAACTTAGTTCAATTACTTCACAGCGGTTCGGGTAGATTATATCATCTATCCTGGACAACATCGAAATGACAACCCCTTGTGATTACGATGTCTTTTGACGATTGCGTATCATCGCAAGGATGTCTTCAGCACGGGCACTTCCACCTGCTGGTGTTTGTACTGGTGCTGTGGGTGTCGCTTCTGCCACCGGTGTATCTAATGCACCATTGTCTTCAGCGATCGCAGGCTCTGCCAACGGTGTAGCAGGTGCTGGTGCCGTTGTTGGAGCAGGCGCTGATTCAGTAGGTGCGTTAGCAGTTACCACTGTAATGCCTCTCGGTTTGTAGTAAGCACCCCAACGATCTGCGTCATAGGCCTGACCGTCAACTGATGCTTCGAACATTTCCTTGATTACCTTGAGCTCAACCTCACTTGGTTGCTTTGGTAAAAACTCTGTTAGATTATATAGACCATACTGATCAATGGCGGCCTGTTCCTCTGCTGTGATCGCAGATTCCTTACGTGACCATTTTGAA